ACAGGGAACGTAAGTTGTCCTGTGTTGTCTGCCATGTCAGCTAGTAACAGTGCAGATAATGTTTGGTTTGCTTTGGATGTTTGGTTAAGCGTGATAACGAACTTACCTGCACTTGAAACATTATAACTCCTAGCAGACTCTCCGTCTACTGATGTGAATTTTACGAACTTGTCTTCGTCTAATGATACTGTTATCATATCATCATCAGAAAATCCTGTAATATTTTTTCCTAGTACAGAAATAACAAGTCGTTTTGGTGAATATGTTGATACACTCATTTAATCTCTCCTTATACGAATAAGTTAATTTTTACTGCTACAGTGTGAACTGCTCCAGCTAGATAAGCGATGACCTGAAGGTCTGGGGCTTGTCTAGAAGCTCTTTGGTCTGCAGGAAGATCCGCTACCAATCCAGCAGTTACCGTGTATCCTCTACGAACTGTAACATTCCCTAAGGCATCTGTTTCTTGGATGTAGTCCTTGATGAAGTTAGTAGATACATATTTTTCTATGATTCCTTCCGCTGCAGCTATAAGAATAGCTACTCCATTGTCAGTTAGTGGAATCTTACTACCAGCCTTATTAGCGGAAGCAATAGTTCTCACTAGCTCTTTCTGGATGTCCGTTGCCATGCTGTCAGATCCACGAATTACGTCAATATACTCGCCAGATGCTACTGTGCCCTGTCTTACCATATCTATTCCCCCAAAAGAGGTAAAGTAGTTACAGTTCTTTGCTTCAAGGTTAGTAATGTTAGTTCTAGAAAGAGAATCTCCTGCTACGCCTGAAACTGCTGATAGATCCCAAGTAGTAGCTCCCGGGACAGTGGTGATCTTATCTCCTACATGAGCGCACTCTAAGAAAGTGGCATCTGAGGTAGCTGAGTAATAAGGAGCTGTTCTGTCGTAGTTTAGAGCCTGTAATTGTCCAACAATATCATCTGCTGTAGGAGTTCCTACTACTGCTGCTAAAGTATCAACGTGATCTGCAGAGAAGAAGTACATCTTCTTATCTTGTTCTGCTACAGCTGCAACTGATAGGATACCTGCTACACTGTGATCATAGGTCATCAAAGCGTAATATAGGTCATACTCTTGGTGAATAGCTGCTATATCAACTGCCCATGTTCCTAAAGTAGGAGTAGCAGTCATTTTTCCTGCATCATAAGATACAACCATACCCGCTATTTCAGTAAGAACTAAAGTAGTTGACGCTGCTACTCCTGCAGAAGAGGGGGTAACGTAATCGGTTATATTTGTATCTGCTACTGCTAACGCTTGAAGGCCGTCTAAAATAAGTTCTATTTCTGCTGCGGCATCTGCTGTAGCTGTAGCTGAAGACGTATAAGTTACTGTTACGCCTTGAATACTTACTGAATATGCCGTACTATTTGCTACGTCTGCTTCTAACATAGAGAGAGTAACTACTGTAGCATCTCTTCTGCCAACTGCAATTTGGTTAGGCTTAGGGCTTTGGGAAAAGAATGAAGCTAGTGCTTTGTAAGTTGCAGAGTCAGATGAGAAGCCATCTGTTAAAAGGTCTGCTGTTCTTGAATAGTGTCTTACTCTTTCTGAAAAAACCTGCTCGTCTGTAACGAACATGGCTGCGTTGAAGTCTACTGAAGATAGAGGCTGAACGTCTCTGGTAGTTTGGACATCAACTATTAAATCTAGATTTCCATCTGACATGATTTTTTATCCTTATGGTTTTTGTATTAGGGTAGAGTTTATTAGTCTTTCGTCTCCAGTAGTGCTAGGAGTATCATCCACATAAATATCTACTTGTGCCGAATTAACAGGTACTACTTCATCATCAAACGCTCCAGTTGAAGGATTACCTTCCGTTTCTGGGTCTAATGCTTCTTGGTCTAGGTCTCCCCAACTAGTTCCTAGTCTCATATCAAAAGTTGCTCTTTCCTCATATTTAGAGGTGACCATACTAGATATATTTGAAACGGTAGTAGTGGATCTCCAGCATACTCCTACTGCATCTAGCTTATCAGTCATAGAGGGGAACTCTAAGGACACTGCTAACTTTACTGCTCTGGTGTATGCGTTTTTTCCAAACGTCTGAACTCTTATAGTCAAGTTCTGGTGCTGCTTTACTTGCATACCTGACACTTCATCTATACATCCTTCTTCCATCTGTCCAACACTAAGAACCTGTAATAGTTGAATAGTCGAGTATCCTACTGGTGGGCTCTTAGAATTGAAGGGGGCCTGTACTAGGGGATAGTTTGGTTCTCCTAGTGCTACTACTGGCCTGAATATTGGTACTAGTAGGTTTAGTAATTTACTGTAGTCTATCATATATCAGACTCCAATTGGAAAATGTACCTGTAGTGTCTTATCGTAGCGGAAGATGAATCCCAGTCATCCTCATGTTCATAGACGTACCTTTTTTCTTTTATTAGTAATATATACTCTTGTTCTAAGGGTGTATGTGTGAATATTACTTTTAAGTCTCTTATTCTTATTCCCTCTGGGAGCTTTTTAAGGTCTTCTCCCGTTATGGGCTGGACACTTGCTGATATTGTTGTTTCACGCTCCTCTTGTTCCTCGTATAGTCCTGTATCTAGGTTTAACACATCGGGTGCTTTCTGAAGGACTGTTACTTCTTCTTCTCTGACAAACATCTAACCTCCTCCCTTAATTTTAGTTCTAAGGGCTGCTACCATGTCGTACCCGTCCAGTCCAACGTGACCCGGGGTAACTGACCCTTTGTAACGTTTATTAGCTTTGGTCTTATTGGTCAAGGATGCTACCGAGAATTTCTGATCCAGTAAATGGTCTTGCATGGCAGAGGTGATATTATTAGTAGTTTCTTCGCTACTATCCTTTCCTTCCATAGCGTCACTTACATACTCTGAAATACTTCCCATTATCTGGTCCAGTGTTTCTGATCCTACGGACACTGCCTGAGAAAACCAAGGTCTGGATACTTGTCCTTCCCTGCCGTATTCTAGTAGGAATCCTTTAGTAGCATTTTCTGCATCGAAAAGACCAGTAGTGAAAGTTACTGGTTTACCTAATTTCCTAGCTATTACTTCTAGTCCTTTGAAATCAAGCTTAACTACCTTCTTGGGCACTATATTACCTTAGAAGGAGATTCTGGAGATATCTGAAACCCATCATGGTATAGCTCTTCTGCAGAATTTATCTCATTTATGTCATCTACAAAGATACCCGTAAACTGCATACCTGCTGGAACTTGCCTTGCTATATTAGAGTATAGATCATCCCTGAGATCTTTTAGGTTCTTCATGAACTGAGACTGTGCTTCTGAAACTTGTCCAGTAGTCTTGTCTACAAAAGACGCTGCTTGAGCTATTAAGTTATTTATTACTTCTATGGATGTTTTAGTAACATCTCCATAATTAGTTGAAAGTAGATAGGCTATTTCCTCATCTGACATTTGAATAAGGAGATCTTCTCTTGTCTGGCCTGTCTTAAGCCTTACCTGAAAAAGAGGAGATGTTGGTAGTTCTTCTGGAATATATGAAAAAGACATTTATATTGCTCCTCGTTGTTAAATAAGTTATAAGTTAGTGTATTATTATCCTTATAAGATATCTAAGAACGAGGGAGCCCAAAGGCTCCCAAGAAACTTAGGCAATACAATCCTTAAGGTAGAAACCTAGATTAGGTGCTACGATTGCGTTCTCATATGCAAAGTAACCTTCCACGTAATGTGTGAAGTTCACTGCGTCATAACGAGATCTGATAAGTAAGTTTGGAGTGTCAATACCACTTCCAGAGCTTAGTGATCTATCAGAGTTCTGTAGGCTGTTAGTTAGACCATCCCACTTAAAGCACACAGAAGAAGTCTTTGAGTACTTATTGAAAGCTGGAGCAGTGTACATAAGCAGACAAGACTTCTCTAGTACCCATTCCATAACTCCGAAAGTAGGAGTTAAGTGCTGACCGAAGTTATGGTCCTGAACAGCTCTGTTGGCAGGGGAGATAGAAGATATTGCTTGGTAAGGCATCTCGATAACGTGAATACCGTCCATCTTCAAGCCCAAATGCTGGGCAACTATAGCCTTAGTAATCTCGTCACCCCCAGTGATGCCATCTAGTGAAGCAGACCACTGAACAACGTTCGGGTTGTCTCTTAGTGAATCCATTACTAGACGAGGGATCATCAACTTATTAGGTCTTAGTCCAGTCTCTAGTTGAATAGTTCTGATTGCCTTAAGCAAGATGGCCAAAGGATCAGAAGCTGCAACATCAAACTGCTGAAATTGAGCTGGAGTTCCTGCGATTAGTTCAGTAGGGTCGCCGTTGATATGTCCAGCAGCTGCACCAGCTTGTCCGACAGCTTGGTAGCCCCAAGCATCATCTACTACGAATGTGTTAGCGAAGTCTAGTTCATAATCAACTAGGAAGTTATTGCCTAGGAAAGTAGATGCGTCTCTGAACGGATCTAGCTCATCTGAAGCGTCAACAATTTCTTCGTTAGTGATTGGTACACCTAAGTGCTTTTGTCCAATGCTATAAGTAGCAGTTGCTGCTTCATACTTTGCAGTAGGAGTAGCAGAGCCAGCAGTTCTAGTCTGGACTTGGGTAGACATAAAATATCTTTTGTCATACTTCCAGTAAGTACCTGTGCTTCGCTTAGAAGACTTGCTAGGAACCATGCCCGCAGCGTAAACATTTTCTTCCAGACCCCAAGCTGCTAAACTACAGTCTCTTAGTTCCCGTTGAATTGAGTTATTTGTATGGTCGATTTCAGCCATTGTATATCCTTTTTATTATTTGGGTTTTAGTTGTTACTCTGAGTCTGATTCTAGACGAGCTTTCTTACTTGCTTCAGAAGCTGGTAGACCTTCTGTGATGTACTTAGTTCTTAGTGTGTTGAACTTAGTTTCTTTTGCTTTAACTAACTTCTCTTCACTAACTTCGCTTTCTCCAAGGTCCTCTAGGATTTTCTTGTTGTCCGTGAGGTTAACTATTTTCTCTAGTTGCTTAGATAGCTCTAGATACTCTTCTGAATCAAGAGATCCTTTGCACTTAGTTAGGATGATAGCAAACTTGTCTGCATCATCTGCTTTAAGATCCTTAGCTTTAGATACCATTTCGATCATTTCTGAGGCTTCTTTGTCTTTTCTAAGTTCTAGAAGTTCAGCTTCCTGATCTTCTTTGTCTTTT